TAACTGGTGGACTTTTGAATGCTTGGATATTGAGTCCAGGGTGAATCGGGTCTTCAAATATCAAATGTTGGGCATAATTGAGGCATTAGAGTCTGCAGCCTCCGTGACGAAAGACCCCAAAGATATTCTAATGATAGATTTAGACAACCAAGGCAAATGCAAAATCATGACCAAAGACCAAATCGAAAAAGCCATGAAACGTCACTAATCATACACTGCCCCAGATGCGGGAAAATAGTCACATATGCACCGTAAAACAAGGTTTATCGTAGCAGATTGTATGTAGCAAAAAAGAATCCGAAGAACAAACACTAGAAAAGGAAAAATAAAGACAGCCTGCCTTCAATCCACTGAAAACAGTGGAGAAAGGCAAGTATAATAACTAAACTCACGCAAATCTTAAATTAAAATTGTCTTTTACACTATTCCGGTAGTGATTCTTGGCATGTTTGGGGGGCTTCAATGACTTTAGTTGATGAAGCTGTTTCATCTGAAGAGCTTTTGCAACTTCTAGAATATTTGGATAAAATACTTGAAGTCTTTGGGACCACTAGAAAAAATGAGAGGACAGCTACCTTAGCATTATTTCATTCCTTATGTCCTTTATGTTTAGCGTGTGATGAAGAACACACGAAATCTGTGGTTGGAGAAGTCATCGTTATGCGTGACATGAGGATTGATATAGAAACTCATGATAGGATTTTTGGGAGGCTTCCCCTCGGCAGAAAAATGACGGAATTCGATCTATTCTTTCTGAACGTGCCAACAATTATTGGCCATCCATCAAAAGGAAAAATGAACTTCTATGTGGAGATTGAGATGGGAGAAAATGTATCGCCTGAACTACAAAATACAAAACGCCTTCAAAATTATTTCAGGAAAATGGGGCTGGACGTATATCCAATATTAGTTTGTAATAGATATAAAGGGTGGGATAGTACGTTTGATATACCAATTCTGGATATACACGACCTCGAGAAAATGCTTGAATTAATCTCCATAAGAACACTTACCGATATTCCGGGAGTGGCTTATGAATGGGCTGCTTCATGTCTCCACATACTTGAATACGTGGCTTATCGCAGAGTGGCTGACCCAAATATGATGATAAATCACAAAAGTGGCTTATGGAATACTCATCCGGATCTAAGAAAACATAACTTTAGAAGTTTTATAGAACATGGAAAGATACCTAGTAAAGATTACGAAGAGTTTATTGAGTTTAGGCAACGAATGTTTTCTATCTCTAAAAAAATGGTCAAAAAAGGATTACTAAAAAAGAACGAAAGAGGGGAATATGAACTGACTATCGATGGACGGGATATTTTAGGTTGTTACCTGAACATCAAGGAGGAAAAAAAGCAATGAGTTACTTATCGCCTGAAGAATACGCCCTTTTCAGTTTGGCTAGATCCTTAGGTGGTGTATCTAAAGTAAAGAAATTTCTAGAAATTGTGCAAAGCAAAAATATACGCATAGATAACTTGTTGGGATATTTAGAAAGTATCGAATATAAGATTCCATCACCATTGGAAATTAAGATTGAGGATTTAGAAAGAAGGATATTGATACTGGAAGGAAAACCTCCTGTGAAACTTGTTCAGCCTCCTCCACAATCTCATAAAGAATGGGCTGAGGATAAGTTAAAGGAATACCTTGATGATTGTAAAGAATGGGCCAAGTTTACATACTATTACTATAAGATACTGACCGAAATACCTGACAAGATAAGGCGAGATGGTTTGATAAGAAAAATTGGCGAGTTGACTGGCCAAACTTTCACGGGTAGGTCTCTCGCAGGAGTTCAGGCCGGAATAACAATGAGCACAACAAAGAAGAACTTTGAGAGACTAGACTGGAAAGACGAAGATTCACAACAGTTCTCACTTAATGCGAAATATAGAGACAAAATGAAAAACTATTTCAGGGTCAAACAGGAGTCCATCTCATGAGTTATCCAGTCACTTTGAATGAAGAAGATTTTGACCTCTTCAGAATCGCTAGACTCTTAGATAGAAAAAAGGTATTGAAACTACTGAAGATTATTTATTCGAAAGGAGTTTCCATCGATGCGTTGATTAGTTACACCGAAAGCGGTGTAAAAACTGAGGAAAGAGGATTGAACAAAGAAGCCCTTTCCTTTATCTTGCGTGTTATGGCGGAAAAGTTTCCAGAAATCAAAATTCCTCCAAAACTAGCTGAGTTTATACCACCTGTTGAACTCGTCGAAGAGCCACAAAGGGATAAAAAAGAAGTGAAAGAACGTGTAAAGAAAGGTGAAATTATTCCTCAAGCTGAATACAAATTACCAATCATAGAGTCTCTAGTTGAAATGGGTGGAAGCGGAAGAATGTCAAATGTGTTAGATAGGGTTTATGGCAAGATAAAAGATCGCTTGAGACAAAAAGATTTTGAGATGCTTGCGAGCGGAACCGCGATAAGATGGAAAAACAGGGCTCAATGGGAAAGGCAAAAACTGAAGAGCGAAGGATATCTTAAGAAAGACTCTCCAAGGGGAATATGGGAGATAACTGATGAGGGGAGAAAGTTATACGAAAGACTGAAACAGAGAAAATAAGTTCATATGGGCGCACAGGCTTCTTTCTTCCAGAATAGGTAGACTTTTGATTGGTTTAGTTGTGCGAGACGTCGGAGCGCCTGAGCTAGATCGCTTCTTTCCGCTTTTTTGAGCCACTTTTGGTAGTCTTGCACGGTGAAGTGTCCATGCTGACCTGCGATTCTTCTGTTGTAAGGATAAGAGAGTTTGCTGAGGATCTCTTTAACTTGTGGGACCTGTCCCTTGAGCATCCGCTTGTTGTATTCTGGAATGGCGAGTAGGTAAGGAGTGAACCCTAGTTTTTCGAGTTTAGCCACAGCCTCAAGAATCGACTTGTCTGGTTTAGACTCGCAGACTCTAGTCATTCCCGCATGCTCTGCAAACGGATTATAACGCGCCATCACAGCAATCATCTCCACATATGGCTTCCCACACTTAGACAAAGAATCATGCAGAAGCTTTGCACCTGCCCCTATCGTGCGATATTTCGGATGCACTACGACCCTAGCCACCCGCGCCAGCTTCTCATTCAAGTCTTTCATGCTCTCGATCTTTAGAACCCTGTTTCGGCATGGGGCAGCACTCATGGGATGAACATAAACAACCGCCCCGCAAACCCGATTCTCACGCTTCAAAACAAAAATCTTCTGCATAAACGCAATCCGGTGACTGCGATAATGAAAACCAGCAATCCCCCTCCAATCCTCATAAGACCCCTCTTCTACTTTCATCTCCTCAAGCAAACTGCACTGTTTCCGTTCCTGATTTGGATAGTATCTAACATTAATTTCTTTGCCGAACCTCTTGTGGATGTGCACGCTTGGAGCGAGGTCCTCGAAGAGGTCTGTATGAGTGGTAGCTGCAACAACAGCTTTGCCAAGCTTTCGAGCTAGCTTCTGCACATTGAAAGCCACGATCTTGGCTGTCTCCCTGTCCAAGGTAGCGCAGAACTCGTCCATAATCCACCACTGAGCCCCTGACTCGATCAGCTTGGCGAGACGATACCGATACTTCTGGCCATCACTAAGCTGACTATAACGGCGGACAAACAGGAAGGCGTCATTCAATCCCACCTTGCTTAGTAGCTTCAGACCTTCAGTAACAGAATCTCCAACAGTGTCGATCAACGGCTTCTCTGGATCAACTTCGACATCGGACATTCTTGCTGCTTCCACGGGGTTCAAATCCCCGCAAACTGCTTTCAGCAGTACACTTTTTCCAGAGCCGCTATCACCAGTCACATACACAATGTCCTGAGACCCGATCTTCAACTCCACATCATCGTAAAGCACATGCTTCTGAAAGTCACTGATCCCCAACCCAAACGCTTCAGCAACAGCAACCGTGCGATCTGTCACGTCAGTTTTTGTCTCGTATGCAATATTGAATACAAACTTGCCCGTGCGCCGGTCATAACGCCTAGCAAACTTTCTAATCCGAAAATGTTCTCTACGATGTCTCAATAGGCTGGCACCAACGTAGATTCTTCACTCATCTCCACAGTAGCATACAAACCCAAAGCAGATGCCCAGAAAACATCATCATGCGTGCCCTGCGGATGATTAAAAGCTACGTTGCCATCCTTGCGAAGCTCAAACCTCTCCACATTCAACTCAGCAACATACTCGCAGCGATAGGGCTTATCCCAGCTGAAATAAGGATAGAAAAACCGCTTGTTAACCATCCGCTGCTTCAAGAGGCTAGCCATCTCCTGCTTACGAGGCAACGTAAAATTCACGCCCTCAACATTCAGGATTCCAGCGTTAACCATATCCTCCACAATATAGTCGCCAACGCCTGTCTTGTCAGCCCGCAAACAACGGAATTCACCAACCCTATCCTGGATAACTTTAATCCAGCCGATAACGCTAGCGTAAGGCACTTCATGAGCCCAGATTTTCAGATATCGGAGAAAATATTTCGTCTCCACATCTTCAATCAAAGCAAAAACAGAATAGTCCTGATGCTTAGCAAAATCGAGGCCTGCAAAGAAGTTTCCGCTATGATCAACATCCATACGAAAGAGCTGCAAATCTTCGCCGCACGTCTTCACAGTTCCGATACATTTTGTTATGAGAGATTGGCTAAGCCAAGCCGTTTCATCTTCAGCCCATTCAGCTTCCATCTCCCGCTTCCAACGCCAAGGATCCTCAGCAAATTGTTTACGAATTTTAGCGAGAATATTCTTTCGCAGTGGACCATTAGGCTCTTGAGCTTGTTGCCAAGATACATGACTGGTTACAAAATCGCTAAAATCTTTATGATTAAAAAATTTGTAGAATATGGAATCCGTGTTCCAAGGTGTGCTGCTGCAAATGAATTTACCGTCTGTTGTGCCAAGCGTGAAAAGAATAGCATCGTACATTTCCTCGTCGTTGGGAAGAAAATTCATCTCATCAACATACACGATCTGAAGCGTTGGACCTCTAATCGTGTCCGGATTGTTGGGGAAAGCCTCGATAACACTGCCGTTGGTGAACCGGAGGACTGTACGCAACGGCTTAAAATACATTCCCTGAGGCAGCTTCTTCAAGAAGTATGTTATTCTACGGATAATATATTTGGCTTGTCTGAGACTGGGACCAACAACTGCAATGTAACTGTCAGGATGTGTAACCGCATACCACAAAAGCAACGCAGAAATAATCCAGCTTTTACCGCTTTGACGACACCATCTGGCAGCCACAAACTGGTTAGCCAAAAACTTGTTGATCAAATCCACCTGATACTCTGTGGGTTCGAATCCCACGACTTGCCGAAAGAACTTGACAGGCTTCTCACTGATTTTCTGTACTTTTTTTGCTTCTTTGCTGTCCACCTTTTTTTCGTCTTGCAGAATCCGATTCCATCTTGGAAGAAAGTCGGGCGGAAGCATAGTTCTAGGTCTTTTCTTTGGCGAGCCGCGCATACTTCGCCTCCAACTCCACAACCCGCTTCTCGATTTCCCTGTACTGCATGAAACGGGCAAACAAGTTCTCGTACGTCCTAGCCAAAGTAGCAACAACATTCAAACGCTGAATCTCAATAGCGTCTAATCCCTCCTTTTTAGCTGCCTTCAATGCTGCAGCCAAAATCTCCAAAGCCTCCTGAACGGAAATTAATTCTTGTGAATTAAGCTCATTTGTTGTTGACCGGGGAGGGGGGGAGGGGGGCTGGTCAACAACATTTAAACCTAAACGCCTCATCTTCATGCGCACAGCCTCAACGCTACGATCTAATTCAGCTGCAATCTCCGGTAAGCTACATTCATCGTCTACCAGCTTCTGCAACTGTTGAACGTCCAGTTTTTTCCATCTAGGCATGGCTTCCAATCAACACCCCAGATATAGTTCCAATAACTCCAGTTATTGCGCTGAATATCTCGCTGCTCCAGCTTCCAAGAACAACAAGATAAGCCACTTCCAGCCCAGAAAGACAGACAGTCACGCCCAACGCAAACTTGACGCCCCAAACCAGCTTCTCGTTTGGCTCCTCAACAACTACTCTGCCACGGCTAACCCGCTTCCGCGCCAAAGCACGCTTAACTATGTCCATGATTGCTCACCTTCTGCTGCATAATACGTTTGTTGCTGAAGGCTCTGTGCCCGCCCAAAACAAAACTGTTCACCAGACTGTTAGCTACCTCAGCGGGTACGTGACTCTTCGCAATCATAGAAACATCAAGCGTCCAGCCGACGGGAATAGCAGTATAATCCAAGTCAAAGAGTCCGTCACTGTACTTGAAGCTGTTCTGAGCCAAAACAATATGCTTAGCTCTGCTACCGAAAACACCCACAAACACACCCCAGCTCTTCACCGGCACATCAATCGCAGAACGAGAACTGCTGCTTTTGCCTACACTAGCGTCACTCCATTCAACGCAGACCAGATCGCCAGCCTTAAGTTCAGCCAAAACCTTTCGCAAATTTTTTCTAGGCAACTCTATTTCACCTTCTGCTCCAAACCCTGCCTGATTTTGCCTGCCACACTCAGGTTGCCTTTCTCGTCCAAAGTCATCAGCACCTTGCCCTTATCGTTCAGAAACGCCAAGCCCTTGCTGTAGCCTAGCTTTTCAGCTTCAGTTATGCGAAAGTCATTGGCGAATATGGCGTCTGCAAGCTGCCAGTTAGCACAGTTTACGCTATTAGTTACGATACCGCCATTGAAGGTTACCTGACCAGAATAAACATTAGGACAGCGAGCTTCAGCGAGGACTCCACTTACTATATCGCCAGCTGCATGACCGTGGCCTGCTGGACTATAACGACCATTCGGGTTAACATACATGGGATCGAAGCCTGCACCCTGAGCCTCAAGAACATATCCGCCTGTGCCTTCAGGAAGCCGCGCTAACAGAAACTTACCGCTCGTAATCTTGGAAGCTGGAAGATCGGGAATATCAGCCACAGCAAGAAATGCATACATGGGATCGAATCCAGCTCCGTAGGCCCTCAAAAATTTCCCAGCGTCACCCCTTGGCATCCGAGCCAACGTAAACTGTCCACTGGTGATTATGGCTGCGTCTGCAAAGACATTCTGCAATACCCGAGCTGGAGTAATAACAATCTGGTCGCCTCCATAGTCGCCTATGTTCAGCTGAGCCAATCTTCCATAACTGGTAACAAACAGATACTTGGTATGCGCTTCTTTCCAACGTTTTGTCTCAGCACCAAAAACTCCATGCTCGTCATCCGTTGGATTAAACTGCTGATCAACCGGTGTGTCACCAGCTATGTTTTTAGTTCTGAAATTGGTTATTGCGGGTGTGTCGCTTCTTGGTCCAATGTAGGTGGGTGAAAGCCAATCGGGTATGCCTCCGCCGCCGCCTCCACCCCCAACTCCCACAAGACTTCTAAGCCCAGCCTTTGTTCTCATCAACTTCTCAGCGGTGATAGTTGTGGATCGGAGACCATACAGATAATCAGCAAGCATTGGCTTCTCTTTTCCCAGCTCCAAAGTGATCTCCAGAGTTTGCTCTGCAGCGATTACATGATATTCAACGGTTATTACCCGAAAGTCAGAGTCTATATTTTCGTTCGGAAGGACAACATGAATTTTGTCCCCTGCCAAAACAGGGTCAGTGCCATAGTTGATGACTGTACTGCGCACCGTTATGTACTCGGCTGGATTCTCCAGATGCGCCAGCAGAGCCTTAGCCCGCAGGTCACATTCGTTGTCGCTGTGAAGCTCTTCGTCCACTTCTACCAGTTCACGCACACCATACGCTGTTTGGCTGCTCGTCGGCTCCTCTGCCTCTAGGGGGCGTCTTGCTTCCCATCTGCAATGATTCCAGAACAGGTTGTCTATCCAGAAGCTTCCAGTTCCAGATCCTGAGCCGAAGTAAGCATAAACGAATATCTTCTTGACGCTCTCCCAATCGAAAGGCTGACTGTTAAAAACGCTGTGAGTCCACTGATCACTATTCTTCTTTCCAGCAGCAAACGACAGCAGACCCCATTTGCCAGGAGAAACACTACTTTCCTTCCAAACTTGTGATCCCACAGAATCTTCAAGCAACACCTGGATGGATCCAGCAAAATTCTTGCCCTCCTCCTCTAGTATCTGAAGCGTAAGGCTAGGATACTTGTTAGCGTCTACTTCCTTACCGGCAACGTAGGTGAAGACTGCGCAACCCCAATAGTCCAAACTTTCAGTTCGATGCTCAAGCGATTTAGAGCCTACAATCGCCTCAGTTGTTTCAACGTAGACGTTTCCGCATCCTGTGCCGCTTGTCCACTGCCCATCCGGAGCATCAACGGGACCATCAGTTTTTGTCAAGTCTTCAGTGTTAGCATCCTTATTTAATGGAGTTGCCTTCTCAGCAGCACCATAAACAAAAATCCTGTTTCGAATACGGTGGATGTCCTTGCTGTAACGGCTATACTCAATTTTCTCATCAAGACTTACGGAACTGGTCTTGCTGTTTCTTGGGAAAAACTCGAATTTGCCATCTGGAGCAACCCTGAAATCGTAACCAATCACACCAGCCATGTCAGCGCTCTCTGCAATGTATTTCAGAATATCAAAAACTGGAGAATTTTCGTACTCCAGAAGCGTGTAAGTCGTGTCAGTGTCTTCTATCAGCTCAGTTGTATCGCGGACATGGCTTAATCCAACATAGTAATCGATGAGGTCTTTTACGATGTCCTCGCCTTTCTGATTCTCATAAGTTTTGGATACAACTCTGCGGAAAATCTTTTCACCCCAGCAACGCCCTCGAATCCTGATATAGTTTTCAACAGGTGAGGACGTAGGTTCAATCTCTTCCACCCTCAAAGTCAAGATTAAAGGACAGTTCGCCCCTCTGCCGACGCTTATGCTTCCGTCATCGCCAACATTAATCGGATAGGTTCCGCCAGGACTGTACTTCTTGTCAAAATTCTGAAGCAGACAATCGAAACTCGAAACTTCCTTCGTGCAGCCTAGATGAACCCGCAGATCCAGAACATCGCCTTGAGGAGGCGTAACCGACCCGAAAACAACGGCTACAACCGGAATTTGAACGCTCACTCTATTCCCCTCCTCCTCAGGTCCTCTTCGCCAGCCCTCTGAATACCTCGGGTATAGGAGGGCATCTCAGAAGCAGCAGCATTATAGTTTCTGACGCTGGCGGTTGCAGCGTTCATCTGTGACGAAAAGTACCACATAGCAGCTGCAGCAGCAGCCACTGCAACTACTCCAACGCCTGTTAAAGTTAAGAATGTAACATAACTAATATTCAAGGCATTCTGAACCGCCGTAGCTATGCTGGTTGTTGAAGTGAAAAGCTGGATCGCCCGGACAACCCCGCCAACAGCAGTCAAGCTCAATCCCATGATACGCACCCAACCAGCCTGCTCCCTATTCAGCATCCCAAATGTTTCTCCGAGACGACCAACCGCAGAGATGCCTACCCCCAAAGTAGTGAAGTCCCGAGACATCTCTTTAACAGCGTCACCAGAAAGCCTAACTTTAGCAGCCAATGCTTCTGCTTCTTCACCCGCCATCTGAAAACCTACACTAACACTTTCAGTAGCACCCACTACCTCAGCGCTCATGCTGGCCGCTTCAACAGAGCAACTTTCAAACTCGCTTGTAACCTGAGCAACG